CGATTCCGCCGCGCCGCCGACCGCCTTGTTAATCGTTTCGGAACGGTAGCCCGACGTGACGATGGTCGGGCCGAACTTCTGGCGAATAGGCTCCAAAAGCGTGGCGCACAGATTCCGTAGTGGCTCTTCGTGCGCGGCAGCTTCAAACCGGTTTTTGAACTGAAGATCTGGCCGCGAGGGGCAGGTGCAAAGTTGCTCCAGCGTGAAATGAGGCGACAGCGGTACTTTCTCGTCCATGATTAAAACTCTCCCAGGCAACGCTTGCCGAACATCCGGTCGCCGCGACGCTTGTTTGTGCGGATCGTGGCCTGGCTGCGGCCAACCTCCTCCGCGCTGATGGATATATCGCCACGTCTTATTGCTTCCAGCTTGGCCAGATCCTCTTTGTAATCCTTATCGAGAGACTCCGGGCGGAGAGGATCTAGGCGACGCCGGTACAAGTTCCGGGTGGTGATATCCACGGCTATCCGGCGAATGATTGCCGGTACGGGCTCCAGGGGCAGGTTTACCCTGCCCCTGAGGTAGCCGTCTATTTCCTCCTGCGCGTCGGCAATCGCCGCGTCAACCTTGACCTGGTCTATGACAGTGCTCTGCGGCGTGTCATTTGTAAGCTCAACGAGCTTTTCGTTTGTCAGGCGGCGGGCAATTATGTCATCCAACGTGCAGTAGGCCATAGTTTCTCCTTAGAGGAGGTGAGGGGTTACCATTACCTCAGCGGTACCGCGCCAGGGATTGCTGGCTCCGCTGGCCTGATGCTCACCCAGACAGATCGAGCGAGCCGCGCCTTCGTTAGAACCGCCCACCACCAGCAGGTCGGGTTTGACCTGGAGAAGTTTGCCTGCGGCATCGGTGAAGGCCATCATGGCCGCACGTGCTTTGGCGTAGTTCTCCGGGGTAAGCGGCTGCTTGGAGCCGAAAGCGAACTGCCACAGGCCGTAGCCGGCATTGTCGCGGCTGTCCACGCCGTAGATGAAGCTTTTGTTTTTGAACACATGCTCGCTTTCGGGATTGGTCAGCGCGGCAAATTCCGGGGCCTTTCTGTTCTGGAAAATCACCGGCTTTACCGCGCGGGATGTGTCCAGAAGGAACCAGGGATTGCCGGGGTTTGATTCAGGCACGTCCATATTGGAAACCGAGATGACTTTCCCTTTGGCGTCCTTGCCTTTATGGGCGGCGCTGAAGAACGGCTGGCCATCGTAGCACCCTTCGGTGAACCCGGCGGGCAAAAGAGCAAACACCAGCTCATCGGGGTGGGAAGCCGCAGCCCTGCCTACTTCCGCCACGAAGGGATTGAACAGGCCGATTTTGTCATCCTGGATATCATTGCGCGGGATTTCGACGGAAGACTCGAAATCCTTGTTGGGGACTGCGTACTTGGACGCCAGCAAATTCTTATACTGGCGTTCGCCGATCCATTCGCGCATCTTGGGGAATGCCCCAAGGAAGGCGTAATTCTCGGACGCGGTGGTCGAAGGCACAACCATGGCTATCCGTTCATACTCCGGCTTGTAGGCCTGGAAAGCCTTCTGGTAGATCACATTGAAGCCGGCGAACAGGGCATCAAGGGTTGCTTTATTGATTAGCATGTGTCGTTATCCTCTTTGTTAGGCTCTAGGCTAGACGGCCATCAGGCCGGCGGCTTTGAGCGCAGCTATTACTGCGTTAAGCTGGACCTTGCTTTCATTGGCAAGGGTTGCGATGGCCTGAACGTCGGCCTGGACGTAGGTGGAACCCTGTGTCGCGGCATCGGCGGCGGTTACTGCGGCTACCGCGCCGGCGGCGCGCAGGGAGTTTCCCATCTGTACATCAACCTCGTCCGAGCTCTTCACCTCTTTGATAAAACCAGCGAAGACTTTGTTCGTGCCGCCGGATTTGGCAACGGTCTCATCATCGACGATGAAAACAGGCTTTCCGGCATCGGCGGCGGTAAAACCGCTTCCCTGGTAAGAGAAGCACCCCTCGCGGACGGCAATTATGGCGTCGCCTGCTGCGCCGTCCGTGTTGTCGATGGTTGCGGCGGCACGACCGTAGACGGTCAGGCCTGCCTTGTCGCTGGCGGGGTCAGCATATCCCGCCGAGGTCCTTGCCACGACGCCCCCGGCGTAGATCTTTACGCCTGCGGCAACGGGCAGCTCGTTTATTTCGCCTTTACGGATGGCGGTATCCCTTTCAGCGGTCAACATCTACTTTGTCCCCCTGTGCTTGAGGAAGTCTTCCTTGGAAAGGCCCATCTGTTTGCAGACGACCATTTCCGTTTCCGATAATTCGTCGGGTTTCTTGTCCGGCGCGGCGGGCGACATATCGCCGGGGATGACGGGTGCAGCCTTTGCCACGAAGACCTTGAATCCTTCAGGGTCGGACTTGGCGTAATTCACCGCCCATTCTTTCTGCGCCGGCGTGATCTTTCCCTCTTTCATGGCCACCTGGACGAGTTCGGCTGCATCGCGTGCGGCCAGCTTGCCGGTCAGGTCGTTCACCTTCTGCGTCAGGCTGGCGGTGGTTTCGGCCCCGGTTTTCATAGCCAGGATTGTGCCGGTGGCTTCGCTTTCGGTAGCGTCTGCCTTGAGGCCAAGGGCGGTCAGTATGCCCTTGCAGGCGACCTGCTGCCCTGCGTTTTTGAGCGCGTCGATTGCCGTCAGTGCCTCTTCCACGGTGGCGGTGGCGGCCAGGCCGAGCGCTTTGAGTATTTGCTCCATGTTGCTTGTATCCTCCTTCTGCGTTTCGGCGGGAATTCCGCCGTCCTGAGATTTGTTCACTACCGGGATCATCCCGTCGATTGCCGGCTGATTCGTCAGCGCGGCATTTATGATCTTCACGGGCCGTCCATCCTTGTCCCTGAGGAACACCGGCGACAGATAGCGGTATTCGCGGTTGTTCAGGTAGTCCTGTGCCCGTTTTGTCCACGAAACGGTCCCCCAAATACCCAGCGGGCCTTTATTGACCAGCTTGCTTATCCAGCCTGCCGCCGGAGCCTCGACGTCTTTCAACGTCTGGTGTTCGTAGTCGATGACCAAGTCATTCTTGTGGGTGATGGCGGCGGACAGGATCAGCTTGGCTGCTATCTCGTCCAACAAAAAATTACCCTGGCCAGTCTCGTGAAAGCCTGCCGGCAAGAGCTGCACTTCCGACGGTGCGCCGGACACGTCCACGGACATGGCCATGCGCACAAGCTTTCCGGTTCCGTCTGCGTTTCGCTGTTTCATCGTCCCTCCGTTTTAGTATTGCGGGCGGAGGGCCTCCAGGGCTCTTGCATAATGCAAGAGCCCAAGCGCACTCGCGCAAGTAAGACTATTCTTAACGAAACAAAAGGCCCAGGCCTGAAAGGCCTGGGCTATATATCGTGGAGGACTATGGATATGTGGACTTCTTTCACCGACATGGCCGTCCGCTGGGGATTGCCGGCGGTGATACTGATTTTCTGGTATCTGCACAATCAGCAACAGGCCAAGCTGTTCGAAGCGTCGCTGGAGCAGCAAAAATCGCAGACGAAGCAGATGGTCGAGATGGTCCAGATGATGATCACGCAGCAGAGGCAACAGGCCGACCAGCAGTTCTCGCAGACACAGAAGATGCTTGAGACGCTGCAATATCTTTCCGGCCAGGTAAACCGGATTGACACCAAGGCGGAGACTAATCAGTTCTGCCCAATAGTGAGAGGAGAGAGCAAAGAGAGATGAATAGCGAACGCATGATGATGGAAGGAAAACTGGCCACGCTGAAGCATGATCTGCGGGAGGCGGAGATCGCAGCCACTGCGGCGCGCGGCCTCGTCCGGCTGAACCTTAACGAGTGGGAAGACGATATAGTCGTCGGCTGCAACACTGAGACGGCGCTGACGGAACTCAAGCGTCTGCATGCTGCCCGTGCAAAAATCATAGACCTGCGCGGCCAGATCGAACGCCTTCAGGAGGCCCTGGGCCATGAGTAAAAAACAAGCCCTGGCCCCTGAGGCAGAACGGCTTTACATTCAGGAAGGCATGACCTTTGAAGGGATAGCCGGCACGCTAGGCATTGCCGAGAAGACCGTGCGCCTATGGAAGGATGAGGGCGGCTGGGAAGAGAAGCGGAGAAGCTTCCTTAAAGGGAAGGAGCAATTCCATCAGGAATTATTTGGCCTCGCACGCAAGCTGGCGGAGCAAATTAAAACCTCGCTAAACGATATGGGCAAACCTTTAGACGGCGGACGGGTCCGCCTGTTTGTGTCCATACTGGACAAGCTCGACGTGGTCAAGGGCTATGAAGATGTGGTGCGGAAAGTGAAGGATGATCCCGCTTTGCGTAAAGCCGGGAGCGATCTGGCTACGGCAATCCGCGAAGAACTACTGAAAGGGGACGAGGAATGAAATCCAAAACGCCAAGATTCTTGCCCTACCAGGCACGCTGGCTCAACGACATCAGCCGCATAAAGGTATGGGAAAAATCCCGGCGCATAGGCGCAACCTGGACCCAGTCCTACGAGGACGTCAGCGATTGCATTGCAAAGCCTGGATTGCAAGTCTGGTTTTCATCGGCTGATCTCACCGCCGCGATGGAATACATCGACTACGCCGAGGATTGGGCTAAACTGCATCAGAGGGTTTCCGTAAAAGTCCTTGGCGAACAGGTTATTGACGAGAAGAAGGGCGTCAAGGCGCTCGTTCTGGAATTTTCCAACGGCTCGCGCATACATGCTCTCAGCAGCAACCCGAAAGCCTTCCGTTCCAAAGGCGGCAAGGTTGTATGGGATGAAGCAGGATGGCATGACGACGCCGACGCCATGTGGAAGGCAATTCGTCCCTGCATAATGTGGGGGTATACACTCCGAATACTCTCTACACACAATGGCACATCATCCAAATTCTATCGTTTCGTCCAGGACATCAAGGCGAAGCGGCTCCGCTGGAGCCTTCACACCACACCGATTACGCTGGCGGTCGAGGAAGGACTGGCCGACAAGATCCTTGGGCACAGGCTTACTGCGGCGGAGCGAGACCAGTGGCTAAAGGATGAGCATGATGATTGCGGGGACGAAGATGCATGGCAGCAGGAATATTGTTGCCAGGCGACAGATACCAACAGCTCTTTCCTGACATACGACGAGATTTCGGCTTGCGAGGACCCTAACAGCCTTATTCCTGACCTTTCCGTAGTCGCGGGCGACCTGACGGTTGGATTTGACGTGGCACGCGTGATCGATCTGTCAGTCATCGCCACCCTCGAATCTTACGGCGGGATTGCCTGGACAAGACAGATGATTGAAATGTCGAACACGAAGTTCGGCATCCAGCGGGAAACGCTTTGGAATACCCTTCGCCACCCCAAACTTCGCCGGGGTTGCATAGATCGGACAGGTATCGGCATGCAGATGTCTGAGGAAACCCAAGAAGAGTTCGGCAAATACCGGATTGAACCCATGACCTTTACCCCAGGCGTAAAAGAAGACCTGGCGTATGGGCTTCGCCGCAAGATAGAGGATCGCGCCATCCGTATTCCGCCGGATTTCAAACTGCGCGAAGACCTGCACTCGATCAAGAAGATCGTTACTGCCTCCGGTGCCATCCGCTTCGATGCGGCCCGTTCGGAGAACGGTCACGCTGACAGATTCTGGGCACTGGCGATGGCCATACATGCCATTTCCCCGGACAGTGGGCCGATTCGGGGGGCAAGCTCCAGCGGGGCACATGTCAGCCGGATCGCCACAGGCTATGATGCTGCGCCAAAGTCCCGGCTTACGCGGGATTTGCGGCCCCGGAAAATATGGGACGGGTATTGAAATCCGAATAAAGGCCCCTAAAATGCCCTAGGACAAAATCGGCGGGGAAGTGTACCGCTTGCGCGTCAAAACCGCGAATTGAACGGGGGTTTGGGGCCTCTAATGCTAGGTTTGGCGGTTTATTTGCAGGCCATTGGCGCGCAAAGCGCAGGGCCACTATGTACACATTTATATTTGCGGGCGCGAGGCCCGCGCCAGGGAGGCAGCATGAGTAACGCAGGAAAAAGGCAGGCCGCGAGCGCGCTTCGCGCGAGTTCATTCAGCGCCGGCGAGATTGCCACGCGCGAACGGGGGCAAGGGTTCAGCCTTAAGGGGTTCACATTACCGAACCCGGACCCCGTCCTTAAGCGCATGGGCAAGGATCTGGATGCCTACAACGATCTACTGTCCGATGCCCACGTCGGCGGCTGCGTTGAATCCCGAAAGGCGGGCGTCCTGTCGCTCAACTGGGCAATCAATCGCGGCCAGCCGAAGGACTCGGCGGCGGAGTTGATCGAGACCGTCTTCAAAAAGCTTAAGATTCAGCGCATCATGGAAGAGCTGCTGGACGCGCCGCTGTTCGGCTACAACGTGTCCGAGCTCATCTGGGAGCATGATCCGGCGCTGGGCGGAATGGTGGTCCCTCTGGATATCCGGCAAAAACCGCAGAACTGGTTCGGCTTTGACGAGAACGGCCAGCTTATGTTCAAGAGCCGGGAACACCCGCAGGGCGAGCCTGTGCCGGCCCGCAAATTTCTCGTGCCGGTCAATGGCGGAGGCTGGCGCAACCCTTACGGCTTCCCAGTGCTTTCCCGCGTCTTCTGGCCGACCACATTCAAAAAGGGCGGCCTGAAGTTCTGGGTAACGTTCACGGAAAAATACGGGATGCCGCACATCATCGCCAAGATGCCGCGCGGGAAGGTTGCAGAGGAAAGCGCGGAGATGCTGGCCATTTTGGAACAGATGGTGCAGGACGCCATTGCCGTCGTGCCTGACGATTCCAGTATCGAAATCAAGGACTGGGCTTCGGGCGGCGGCAGCGTGGATGGATATGAACGCCTGCTGAATTACTGCAAAGGGGAAATATCCGTCGGCATCATAGGGCAGACCCTAACCACTGATGTCGGCGACAAAGGCTCTTATGCCGCAGCCAAAACGCACATGGCTGTACGCGGCGATATCGTGACCCGCGACAAAATCCTGGTGGAGGCTGCGCTGAATGAGCTGATCCGCTGGATTTACGATTTTAATTTTCCCCAACGGACGCCGCCGACCTTTGAGCTCTATGCCAAGGAGGACGTGGACCTGGACCTTGCCGACCGGGACGAACGTTTGACACGGCAAGGCGTTAAATTCACGCCGGAATATTATCAGGCCGCTTACGGGCTTAAGCCTGGAGACTTCACCCTGGGCGCGGCGGTGCCCGTCAGCCAGTTTGCCGGCAAGGCTGCCGTTAAAACGCAACAGGAGGATCCCGTACAAGCGCTGGACCAGACAGCGGACAGCCTGCCGCCTGCGGATCTGCAAGGGCTGATGGAGGGTCTGCTCAAGCCGGTACTGCCGATTTTGAAGCAGGCCGCCAGCTATGCCGAGATCGAGGAGGCCCTTAACCAGGCTTACCCCACCATGGACAACGCCGCATTCCGGGATGCCATGGCGAAAGCCCTTTTTGTAAGCGAGCTCTTCGCGCGCGCGAAGGACGAAAAGGGGGCGGCACAATGACCGGTTACGAACGCGGGCGCTTCCGACTGCACGGAGGTTATTGTGCCGGCACATTCGGCCTGACGGCCAGCCTGACCCGCAATAGCGTGTTCTGGGCGGCGGAGTTCCGCCTTGGTCCGCTGTTCATGCTTATCCTTCTTATGCACCGGAGCCGGATAAATGGACAGCACTGACCTTGCCTATGCGCTGAAGCTCCCGCCGGAAAAAGCCTTGGAATATTTCCGTTCCAAGGGCTACAAGATGGCTTTTGACTGGAACCAGGTGTGGCAAGAAAGCCAGGCGAAAGCGTTTACCGTCGCCAAGTGCATGAACATGGACGTCCTTGCAGACATTCGCGGCGCGATGGACCACGCCTTGGCGGACGGGGAAACGCTCCGGGAGTTTCAGAAAGGGCTTGAACCCAAGCTCCGCGCCGCCGGATGGTGGGGCAAGCAAATGATGACCGATCCGCTGACCGGGCAGGAACGGCCTGTCCAGCTCGGCAGTCCCCGCCGCCTCGAGACTATCTTCCGTACCAACATGACCGTGGCATACTCCGCCGCGCACTACACCGATATGGTGGATTCGGCGGACACTTATCCTTACTGGCAGTTCGTCTGCGTCATGGATTCGGCGACGCGGCCAAGCCATGCGGCGCTTAACGGGAAAATCTTTCGCTGGGATGATCCCATTTGGAACACCCACTTTCCGCCTTTGGATTGGGGATGCCGCTGCCGCGTGCGGAAGCTGACGTCGGCACAGGTTCGGGCGAAAGGGCTAAAAGTGGAGGCCTCCTCCGGCTCCATGTCGTGGGATGAGCGCCTCGTTTCGGAACGTTCCGGCGAGGTGGCAAAGGTCGCGGTATATGAGGACCCCGGTACCGGGGCAAAGGTTTCAACCGGGGCGGGATGGAGCTATAACCCAGGCCAAGCCTGGCACCTGGATGAGATGGCCTGGCAGACAGCCCGCCAGATGCCGGAGGAAGCACGCTATGACTTCATAGGGGACATGGCAAAGAGCAAGCTATCCGCCGAGGCCTTCCCTGGCTGGGTGGACGGTATCATACAACGCGGCAAGCCGGTCGGCTTTGCCATGACGGTAGGTTGGATGAAACCGGAGCTGGTGGAGGCATTGACCAAGCATAACCTGGAGCCGGACAATCCATTCCTTGTCGCAGATGATAAGGGTATCCTTCACATGACCCGCGACGCCAAACAGAAGAGCGGACAGGCGCTTTCACTCGCTCAATTAAAGGCACTGCCACGTGTACTTCAGAATTACAAAGCCATTCTGTATGACACGGGGAAACACAACCTGTTGTATGTGGTGAAAGATGGCGGCAATCGGTCCACCAAGGTGGTTGTAGAGGTTAATTACAAATTGCGTGGGCAGACAGGGCGGGTCAACTTCGTCAACACAGCCTCGAACATTGCCACGCATCACCTGCTGGAAGGGAAATACATTTTGGTCGACGGAGCAATAAAATGAGCGGGCTCTCAAAGAGAACCCGCTCAATATCGCGTCTGGATGGAGGGACGGCTCTTCCCCTCATATCGCTGCCGGTAATTTGCACCACCGGAAACGCCGTAGGCAGCGCCGATTTTCCTACTGTCATCCAGCACATATATTTTACCCCGGCAAAGCTAAAAGCGCAAGATGGGAGGCTTCATGTCTGAGCTGATTAAGGTGCAGTTGGATATGGCCGAAGTGCAGGCACGGCTACAAAGCCTGCAAGGGAAACTGCACAATCGCAGGCCGTTCATGAAAGCCGTGAAGAACATCATGCAGGATGCCGTGGAAGAGAACTTCGCCCAGGAGGGCCGCCCGAAGTGGAAGCCGCTGCGGCCTGCCACCATAGCCCGGCGCGGAAACAAGGGTGACGGCAAAATCCTCCAGGTCACGGGTCGGCTGGTGAATTCCATCATGGGCCGATACGACGACAACAGCGCCCTGGTGGGCACAAACGTCCGTTATGCCGCCATACACCAGTTCGGCGGCACCATCAAGCAGAAGGCACGCACCGGCGTAGTGCACTACTTCCAGCGCCACGGCAATAGCCAGCGTTTCAGCCGGGAAGCCGACGCCCATTATGGCATGAAACGGGATCATAAAGCCTACACCATCACAATGCCGGCGCGGCCCTTCTTTGCGTTGACTGCGGACGACAAAGCGCAAATCAGTACTGCCGCCGCGCTTTACCTGGAGGGCAAACCCTGATTACACCGTACCGCCAGGCTTAGGCCGGGCCGCAGCACCGCACAATCTTTCTTATAGGACACCATGTTCGACAACACGCTGATTCACGACGACTGTATTAATGCCATGAGCAAAATGCCAGACGCAACTTTAGACGCCATCGTTACAGACCCGCCTTATGAGCTGGGCTTCATGGGCAGCGCCTGGGACAAAACCGGCATCGCTTTCCGCACGGAAACCTGGGCGCAATGCCTCCGGGTTGTAAAGCCGGGGGCACATCTTCTGGCCTTTGGCGGCAGCAGGACCTTCCATCGCCTGGCCTGCGCCATAGAGAACGCCGGCTGGGAGATCCGCGATTGCATCATGTGGCTGTACGGCTCAGGATACCCCAAGAGCCTCAATCTCGCCGGACGATGGCAAGGGTTCGGAACAGGGCTGAAACCCGCGTTTGACCCCATCGTGGTCGCGCGCAAGCCGCTGGACGGCACCGTTGCCGCCAATGTCGACAAACACGGCTGCGGCGCGCTTAACATTGACGG